ATTCACAACCCCCCCTCAAAACCGGAGCAAGCATGAAAAAACAGCCCGCTGAATCAACGCAGGAAATCACCGGCGAAAATCTCACCGGAAATCCTGCCGACAAAATCAAGCATTGGCCGATCGAAAAACTGATCCCGTATGCCCGCAACAGCCGCACTCACAGCCCCGAGCAGATCGACCAAATCGTCGCCTCGATCAAGGAGTGGGGTTGGACCACGCCCATCCTGGTCGACGAGCAAGGCGGCATCATTGCCGGCCACGGCCGCACGTTGGCCGCACAGCGCCTTCGAATGACCCAGGTCCCGGTCATGGTGGCCACAGGCTGGTCCGAGGCCAAAAAACGCGCCTACGTGATCGCCGACAACCGCATCGCCCTAAACGCCGGCTGGGACAACGAGATGCTGGCGCTGGAGTTCAAGGACCTCATGGAGCAGGGCTTCGACGTCGAGCTGACCGGTTTCAGCCAGGACGAGATTGACGCCCTCATGCCCGAGCAGCTGGAGGAAGGCCTGACCGACCCCGATGACGCGCCCGAAGTTCCGGCCAACCCCGTCACCGTCCAAGGCGACGTCTGGATCATGGGCAAGCACCGGCTGCTGTGCGGCGACAGCACCAGCATCGACGACCTCGAGCGCCTGTGCGCCGGTCAGCCCGTCGACATGTGGCTGACCGACCCGCCCTACAACGTGGCCTACGAGGGCGGCACCAAGGAAAAGCTCACCATCAAAAACGACTCGATGGGCGACGATCAGTTCCGCCAGTTCCTGCGCGACGCCTACACCGCAGCCGACGCAGTCATGAAAGCCGGTGCGGTTTTCTACATCTGGCACGCCGACTCCGAGGGATACAACTTCCGGGGAGCTGCCAAGGACGCCGGCTGGACCGTGCGCCAGTGCCTCATCTGGAAGAAGTCCAGCCTCGTGCTCGGCCGCCAGGACTACCAGTGGCAGCACGAGCCATGCCTCTACGGCTGGAAAGAGGGCGCCTCGCACCTGTGGGCCAGCGACCGCAAGCAGACCACCATCCTTGAGTTCGACAAGCCCGCTCGCAACGGCGAGCACCCGACCATGAAACCCGTGGCGCTTTTCGAGTACCAGCTGCTCAACAACACAAAGGGCGGAGACATCGTGCTTGACTCTTTCGGCGGCTCTGGCACCACCCTGATCGCGGCCGAGAAAAACGGTCGGGTTGCACGCCTGATGGAATTGGACCCAAAATACTGTGACGTGATCGTCACCCGCTGGCAGGCTTTCACCGGCAAGCACGCGCACCTGGAGTCCGACGGGCGGTCCTTCACGGAGGTGATGGGCGAGCGCAGCCCCAACAGCTTGATCGGAAGCGAGGCTGGCAAGGCCGACGTTAAGCAGGCAAAGAAGCCTGCCAAAAAGGCCGATTGATGACAAAAACACACCGAATCACTGCATGGAAAGGAGCGATTCATGTCAAAAACTGCTGAAAAATCCGTTGTAAAAAAACGCGGGCCGAATGGCGGACCCCGTCCAAACTCTGGCGGCGCCCGGCCCGGGGCTGGCCGCGACCCATTCGTGCCCACGGAAACCGAGCGAAAGCAGGTCGAGGCTTTGTCGGGCTACGGCTTGCCGCTGGACCAGATCGCCGTGCTGATCCGCAAGGGCATCAACGTGGACACCTTGCGCACCCACTTTGCCGAAGAACTGATCAGCGGCAAAGCCAAGGCCAACAGCCAGGTCGGCCGCACCCTGTTCCAGAAAGCAACTTCGGGCGACACCACGGCCATGATCTGGTGGTCCAAAACCCAGATGAAGTGGTCCGAGACGCAAAAGCACGAGCACAGCGGCGTGGACGGCGCGCCGATCGCCGTGGCCACCATGGACCTCAAAGGCCTCAATGACGCCGAGCTGGCGCAGATGCAAGCGCTGCTGACCAAAGCCAAAAAATCAACCGACGAGTGAACCAATGAACAAGCCCACCCTTCCTGAGTCCCCGCTGCCCGCCCTGCTTGACCACGACGGCCGTTTCCAGGCCCTGTACCCCGAGGACCTGGTTGTCGCCCACGGCGAGAACATGATTGCCTTTGAACGCGCGCGCATCCTGGCGCTGCTCGACACCTTTGCCAACCAATGCCAGGCCCAGGGCATGGCGCTGTCCGAGACCGGCCACGCCAACTCGGTCGTGGTCAACGCGCAGCTGGATGCCGTGCGGCTGCTGCAGGAAGCGATCAACGCCGGATGACTGCTTCGTCGGTTTTCCCGGGCGATGACGAGGTGCTTTGCCATGTCATTCCGCTCGCCGACTTCCGGGAGCACGAGCCGTCCCGCGCGTGTTGGTGCCACCCAAGGCCAAGCGAAGACTGCCCCGAGGTGATGCTGCACAACGCCATGGACCAGCGCGAAAAGCTCGAACGCGGTGAGATCTGGCTGCAATGAACGCGCCGGTTTCTCCCGAGGTCATGCTGGACCTGATCGCCAAGGAGCAGTCCAGGCGCAAGGCCAGCGCCAGCTTGTACGAGTTCGTGCAGCAGGCCTGGCCCGTGATGGAGCCCGGCGTTCCCTTCGTGCCCAGCTGGCACATCGAAACCATCTGCGAGCACCTGGAGGCTGTGAGCTCCGGCGAAATCCAGAGGCTGCTTATCAACATCCCGCCGCGCCACTCGAAGTCCACCATCGTTTCGGTGGCCTGGTGCTGCTGGGAGTGGCTCACGTCGCCCGAGCAGAAGTTCCTGGCCGCGTCCTACTCTGGCACGCTCTCAATCCGGGACAACCTCAAGGCCCGGCGCCTGATCCAGTCGCCCTGGTACCAGGAGCGCTGGGGCCACATGTTCCAGCTCTCGGGCGACCAGAACGCCAAGCAGCGCTTTGAGAACAACAAGACCGGCTACCGCTTGGCCACCTCGGTCGGCGGCACGGCCACCGGTGAGGGCGGCTCGCGCCTGATCCTTGACGACCCGCACGGCGCCCAGGACGCGCAGTCCGACACCATGCGCGAGACCGCGCTCGAGTGGTTCGACATGGTCTGGTCCACGCGACTGAACAACCCCAAGACCGACGCCATGGTCACGGTGATGCAGCGCCTGCACGAGAAGGACATCAGCGGCCACATCCTCAACGACATCAAGGGATGGGAGCACATCTGCATCCCGGCCGAGTGGGACGGCAAGCATCGACGCACGGTGCTTGGCCCCTACGATCCGCGCCGCGAGAAAGGCCAGCTGATCTGCCCCGAGCGTTTTGGCCCCGAGGAAATCACGCGCCTCAAGCAGCAGCTCGGAACCTACGGCACGTCCGGCCAGCTGCAGCAGGAGCCGTCGCCGGCCGAGGGCGGCATCCTCAAGACGGACAACTTCCAGCTCTGGCCAGTGGCCCAACGCTTGCCGCCCTTCGAGTACATCCTGCAAAGCTACGACTGCGCCTTCACTGAGCGGACAACGGGCGACCCGACGGCATGCACGGTCTGGGGCGTGTTCACGCACCGCGGCCTGCGCAACGCCATGCTGCTCGACGCCTGGGACGAGCACCTGGGCTACCCCGAGCTGCGTTCGAAGGTGATCCGCGACTGGACCAGCGAGTACGGCGCCGACAAGTCGGCCAAGGCTGGCATGCCCACCAAGGGAAGGCGCCCCGACCGGATCCTGGTGGAGGCCAAGGCCAGCGGGCAATCGCTGCTGCAGGATTTGCGGCTGGCCAAGGTTCCGGCCGTTGGCTACAATCCCGGCCAAGCGGACAAGGTGTCGAGGGCGCACCAGGCCGCGCCGACGTTGGAGCTTGGACTGCTGTGGATTCCGGAGTCTTCAAAGAACCCCGGCCAGCCTGTGAGCTGGGCACAGTCGTTCCTGACCCAAGTGGCAAAGTTCCCCGTCGCGGAACATGACGACTACGTGGACACCTTCACGCAGGCGGTCATCTACCTCAAGAACGACGGTTGGTTCGAGCTGCCACAGGCACGCGACGTTGACGAAGATCGGCCCCATCGTCGTGAAGGAAGGGTGAACCCTTATGCCGTCTAAACCGCCAAAGCCAGTCTGGGACAAGAAGCGCCCCACCTCCCTGGGCGCCCCCAAAGCCCTCTCGCCCAGCGCCAAGGCTGGTGCCAAGCGCGCAGCCGAGAAGGCTGGCCGGCCTTACCCCAACCTGGTCGACAACATGCGCGCCGCGCGGAGGTCCAAATGACGAAGCCCGCAAAGAAGTCCGAGATGGCGTGCAACCAGCCCAAGCGCACGCCGGACCATCCGAAGAAGTCCCACATCGTCAAGGCCTGCTTTGACGGCCAGGAAAAGGTGATCCGCTTTGGCGAGCAGGGCGCCAAGACCGCGGGCAAGCCCAAGGCCGGCGAGTCCCAGGCCATGAAGGACAAGCGGGACAGCTTCAAAGCTCGCCACGCCAAGAACATTGCCAAGGGGCCGTCGAGCGCGGCATACTGGGCGAACAAAGTGAAGTGGTGAACCATGCCCCCAGTTTCAGTCCTTGCAAAGCTGCGCGCACTTCTGGCGCGTGAGGCGCCGCAGCAAGCCGACGTGGTCCGCGAGGCCTTGCGCCAGACGGCGCGGACTGGGCGTGAGCACTCGGTCATTGGCCTGGCCAACGAAGGCGGCGCGTCCGCGATCACGCGCGGCACCGAGTCCGGCGTGACGCCAAACGCTTTTGACCTTCGTGTGGCGCGGCGCGCACCAGGCTCCCCGGCAATCGTGGACTTTCACACCCACCCTGGCGCCGGCTACTCAATTTTTGAGACCGCACCAAGCCGCCAAGACTTCACCTTCTACAGCACCGAATACCCTGAAGTTCGAGGCCGCGATGTTCGCACTTTGATCGCTGTTCCGCCGGAGCGCGAAGGAATGCGGCGCGGAACGTCGTACAACTTTTTTGCGACTGAGAAACCAGAAATGGTTTTCGACCCAAAGATGCTGGACGCTGCTCGTTTCGAGCTGCAGCGCGCAGGCAGCAAGGGCTCCTTCCGCTCGATTCAAGACGACCCGCTTTTCCGCGAGTACTTCGACTACGGCGGCGACCTGGGCGAGCTGCTTGAAGATGTTTCCCCGCTGGCCGTGCTCCGGTACCGTTCAGGCCAGGGCCTTGGCCGCCACGAGCTGGAGCTTGGTCGCAAGCAGATCACACCCAATCCCGAGTCCACAGACGTTGAGCTGTTCCGCCGTCTGGAAGGCCCAGCGATCGAGGTTCTTCGATCCAAGAAATTCCAGAAGGGCGGCGCTGTTCGTGGCGCTCTCAACAAAGTGAAGGAGTGCAGCTGTGGCTGACCAAATCAGACAGGAACTGATGCAACTGGCGGGGCAAAACCCCGCTTTTCTGCAACAAGCGCGCGCTCAGCTGCAAGAGCTTGCAAACGACCCGGACATCGAACCGGCCGCGTTGCCGCAGATCATTTCGGAGCTCGAGGCGGTTCTGCGAGACCCAAGCGGCTACCCCGATCTGATCGCCAGGTTTGAAAGCGAAGGCTACATCGACCCAGGTGATTTGCCCGCGGAGTTTGATCCGCAGGTTATCGTTGCACTGCTGGTGACGTTCTACCTTCTGCAAGATCAGCTTGCCGGATCCAGAAATCAGACTCAAAGATTTGCGCGCGGCGGCTTGGCCACCGCAGCTGAGCAGTTGCGTCGCGCTGGACGTAATGGCGACACGGTGCTTGCGCACATCAACCCAGATGAAGTCAGGCTGCTTAAAGCGGCCGGTGGTGCCGGCACGATTAACCCCGTCACTGGTCTTCCTGAGTTTGGCGGCCTCAAAAGTTTCGTCAAAAAACTCGTCAAAGTTGCCGCTCCAATCGCGCTCAACTTCATCGCGCCAGGGCTTGGCACCGCGATCGGTACCGCGATTGGTTTGACCGGCACCGCGGCGGCTGTTGCTGGCAGTGCGCTCATCGGCGGTGCGGTCTCGAAACTCAGCGGCGGCAATTTCGCCCAGGGCGCTCTTGGCGGCGCCATCGGTGGCGGCCTGGGCGGCGCTGTTGGCTCGACGGCCAACGAAGCGTTGGGCTTGGGCCTTGGTAACGTGGGGCAGACTGCCCTTGGCGGCGCGCTCACCGGAGCAGCCCAGGGAGCCATCAGCGGAACCGGCGCGCTTCAAGGCGCGCTGGGCGGCGGCCTCTCGGCTTACGGCGGCTCGATTGGCGGCGCCACCGGGCGTGCGCTGGCCGGGCTGGGTGGCGCAGCCATGGGCGGCGGCGATCCGCTGCGCGGCGCGTTGGGAAGCCTGGCCGGCTACGGCGGCGAGGAGCTTGGCAGCACGCTTGGCGAGGGCATGGGATCAAGCGTGCAAGGAGCTCTAAAAACAGGCCTTGGCCGAGGACTGCAAACTGGCATTTCCGGCGGAAACGCAGGTCAGGCTTTCTTGTCTGGGGCTGTTCAGGGCTCTGGCGCTGGCCGCGATCTGCTCAAACAGTTCTTGGAGACGCGGCAGCTTTCGCGCGAACAGCGTGATGCCGAAGAGGCCGCGCTCCAGCAACAGCAACAAGCGATGGGTCCGATGCCGATCGACGCTGCGCCTGGCACAGCTTACGCTGGTGGCGCTACCGCCCGCGGTCCGTTCACGCCGATTCCCGGCACGTTCAACGTTGCCCCGGCAGATCAGGTAAAACTTTGGGCGCAAGGCGCAGGCGGTACGGGCAGCATGCAAAGCTCGGCCACAAGGCTGCCGGTATTCTCAACCGTCGGCGACCAGAACTACGTGCAGCGCTTCATCAAAACCGCCGAAGGTGGCGGCTACATGAACCCCGACTGGGCAACGTACCGCCCAGGCGTGCAG